GATCGTGGCGACTTACGATTACCGTGATGCCGATGGGAATTTGGTTTATCAGGTGGTGAGGAAAACTCCGGGGGCTGACGGGCGCAAGCGTTTCCTGCAACGCAGGCCGGAACCGGGCGGGAAATGGAAATGGGGGCTTGGCAAGGTCACCTCACTGCCGTTTCGCCTGCCGGAAATGCTCGCAGCTAACGTTGTCGGCATTTGCGAAGGCGAAAAGGATTGCCTGAATCTGATACGGGCCGGATGGGTGGCCACATGCAACAACGGCGGGGCAGGAAACTTTGACCCGGAACTGGTTCCGCATTTCGCCGCCAAACACGTCGCAATCTTTCCCGACAACGACGAGGCAGGGAGAAAGCACGCTGAGGCCGTGGCGGGGCTGCTAGCGCCAGTGGCGGCATCTGTGAAGATTGTCGAGATGCCGGATCTGCCGCTTAAAGGAGATGTATCCGATTTTCTAGCATCAGGAAAAACTGGTTCGGACCTGCGGCAGCTTTGGCGAGACGCGGAGGAATGGACGCCTGAATGGGCGTTCAACAGCGAAATCCCCCACGTCAACGACAAGTACATGCGAACGTTTACCCAAGCCATCCGGGAGGCTGGCGGATTCGATGCGTTCTGGAAGTCGGTTGAGGTCGAGGGTATCCCGACGCCATTCCCGTCGCTGACCGAACGGCTGAAGGGGCTGCGGCCAGGTGAGGTGTATGTGATCGGAGCACGCACCGGGCAGGGGAAAACATCGCTGGCTCTTCAGTTTGCCGGTACCGCGATTGCCAACCGGGTGCCGCCGTTACTGTTTTCGATGGAGATGGGGCACCGGGACGCATTCCAGCGCATGGCGGGAATAGAGGCGGGAGTGGACCTTACCAGATACGCATGGCTTCGCAAGTTCCGCCCGGAACACGACGAAGTGCGCCAGATTGAATCTGCGCTCCGCAAAGCAACCGATAAATTTTCCCGCATTCCGTTTCACGTCACGACAAAAACAGGGGTAACGCCTGAGTTTCTGGTGGAGGAATCAAAGCGCATGAAGGACCGCTCAGGTATTGGGCTGGTGATCGTTGACCACATGCAACTGATGGGCGCAACGGGCCGCATACGTGGAGACTACGAGAAATTCACGGCTATCTCTCGGGCCACAAAGGAAATTGCCGTCGAGTTAAATGTTCCTTTGATACTCGTGTCTCAGGTGAGTCGAAACAGCGCGGCTGACAAGCGGATGGAACTGGAGATGTCTGATCTTCGTGGTTCTGGCGCAATCGAAGAAGACGCGGCTGGAATCATGTTGCTGTACTATGACTCCGATGATTTTGCACAGGCAAAACAAGACCCGCAACGAATGGCTACCGGGCCGATTCGTAGCTGGTTGAAGCTGGCGAAAAATCGGTACGGGGCTGCGGGAACTGCCGATGAGCTTTGGCACATGAAGACGATAACAAGGTTTGACCAGAGAGCAGAATGACGATCAGAACAGCGGACGCCGCGCAATGAAACTGCCACCGTCAAAGCCGTGCCCGAAGGCCGACGCGAACGACGTGCTGGTTTCGTGGTGCCCGCGCTGCGGCAGGCTTATCCGGTGTCCGGGGCTAACGGCGATCAAGTGCGACGGGCCGAAGGGATGCGAGGCCACTCACGACCGAGCGCGGGAATTGGAGGACGCATGAAACCGGCCACCACAATCCAGCAGGCGACCGAGACGCACGACCAGGCGAACCTGCGGTATGCGCGGATCTATGCGGCCAATCTAAACCAGCATGGACCGGCGCACATCCGAACAGCGGGCTACACGTTCCGGCGGCTGAAGCGGTGGGCCGAACTCGAAGCGTTGGAGCGAAGGACGGGGCAGACATGGAGAACATGAGCGAACTGAACAAGCCGGAGCCGAGGCCGCTGGCGAACGATACGCAGGCCGACGCGGAGGCGCTCCGGGCGCTGGCTGCGTGGGGAATGGACGAGGCAGGCAGGTCAGTAGATTTCAGCCAAGGTGCCGAAGTCTACGTTTGGCTGTCGTGGATTGCTCATATTCCTGACGAAGTTGGCAACAATCGTGATTCAGTGTGCGGTGAAGGAGTAACTCTCGCAGCCGCAATCATGGACGCGCTAGGGAAGGCAAACGCTAACCGGGCCGCTTGAATTGCCGCTAGGTACTGCCGATACAGGGACTCCAGTTCGGGAGTCCCTGTCAGCAGATCATGGCGATTTTCGTGCCAGTGCGCCACGGCTCCGCGTTTGCCAAACTCGCGAACGATGCCACGGTACCAAGCGCGGCGGGCCTCAGGCGGCGTCATTCGGCACCGCAGAACAGCATCGGCAGTAGCGGTATCAACGCCACTGCCAGACCCACCAGCACGGCCAAGACGGCCATCAGAGCGGCTCTCATGCGCCAAACCCCAGCGATTCCAGCTCGCCCTGAATCTCGCGCTCGATCCCTGCGACCGCAACGCGGCGGGACTCACGCTCTGCGGCTGTTTTTGCCATGCACCAGCGTGCGCGTTCGTGGCCGAGTCGCGCGTGAAGCGCGTCGAGATGCAGGAAATTGAGCGGGAATACCCCGCTTTTTTGTGCGGCGCGGCATCGCTTTTCGCTTGCCCGTGCGCGGCAACGCTTGCAGGTCGGGTCGTCCGGTGAGTGGCAGGGCGCAGGGCCACGATTGCCCCCACCCTTGCGGGCGAGGGCTGCGTTGCGGGCGATCTCGCTTCGCCGCTCTGGTGGCAAATGAGCTGTGCTCATTGCTGGTACTCATTCCAGCGCGAGCCATACGCCAGATCGGCGGATCTGTGGCGCGGGGAATCGTCGCCGATGGTGGCGCTAATGGCGGACATAGCCTCCATTCGTGTGCGGAGTTTACGTCGCGTGATCTCTGCGGTTATGTTGTGATGCTCGTTGAGGTTGTCCCGCTTCAGCCCCCCGTTGTGGTCGGCTCCCGCGTCAATGGCAGCAAGCCGATCAACCAGCTCTGCCATCGTGCTGCCCTGTACCTGTGTTCTTTCTGTGATCGTCATTTTTTTCTCCTCAGTGGCTGTCTGCCACTCCTCAATATTAGCAAAGCGCAATAGCGATACGCAATAGCACATGCAATAATAAATCAAACTGTCTTGCAGCGGTGTTTCCGCATGGCCACGACGCCAAACGGTAACCCGCACTTCGCGCAAGGTGAAAGCTTTGCGGGCCGCCCCGTGCCTGGCCTTGGCCCTCGCGAGATACCGGCACTGCGCTTGCCTGCGATGCTGGCAGCAAGGCGCAATAGCTCGGCCTGCGTCAGATAGTGACCGCAGGGGAGCAGGACGGAGAGTTCGGTGGCGGGGATCATGCCGCCACCTCCAGAACATCAACCGCAATCTGAACCGCCCCGAGAACCCGCTCCATGTCGCCCACGTCGCCCCAGTTGCGCGTGGCGCGGTTGGCGGCTTCGTTTTGGTCGATCAGCAGGACTAGCTTGGCTATCAGCGCGGCAACTTCCACGCGCTTGGCCTGATAGGCGTTCTCGATTGTGGCGCTCATGCCGCCACCTCCAGTTTCATGCAGAGGTCAACCAATGCGATCCAGTGACGCTGTACGGTCGTCATGGTCTTTACCTTGGCAACAGCTTCGCGGACAGCTTTCTGTTCCGCAGGCGTGCCGTGCTTTGCCAGCGTCGTATCGGTGGCCCAGTCAAACATCTGGCACGCGGCATTTTTAAGCAATCCAACGGTTTCAATCGACCGTTCTGTTTCGTGCATCGCTTTTGCCATCATGTAGGCGGCCTGCGTCGGGTGAAAGTTTCTTGTGTTCGTCATGTGTGTATCTCCTATGTCTCAATCATAAACTATGCGGCATAGATTATGTAAGACAAAAGTTAACATTCGGCTATTTTTTTTGCGGGCGACTCAGGACGGGAACGGGCATCAACTCAAGGCCGCAACATGGCGCCACATTTCCGAGCAAAACAGCATGAGGCGAAAACTGGTGGGCGGTGAGGGAAAGAGAAAAAAAGGTGAGGGGAGAAGAGCGGGAAAGATGGGGAAAATGGTTCAGGGCAGAAGCTTCAGTGTGGGGAGAAAAAGCTTCAGGGCGTCCGTTTTCGCGTTCCCTTGGTTTTGCCCCTGCGGGAAGTAGGGCGAGCGGTGCGCCTCGGTGGATAGGGGAAAAGCCCCAACAACCAGCCGCTGGTGATCCGCAACGCGGGAGGGCCAAGACTACTCAGTAGTAGAGGTAACTAGTACTGAGGGGCGCGAGACGCTCTAAGCGTAGCGATTTTGGGCGTCCGTGTCAACTTTGCGCGATTGGCGTACAATGTGGGCATGGGCAGAGTAGGAAGTTCCCCGGCGTTCCGGCGCAACAATCGAGAGAATCCGCATCCGCCGAAGGCTGATGACGCGGACACGCCGGCGGACATCAGCGATTTGGAGTCGATGGACACCGCGGCTCTGAAGCTCCACCTGGAGCGTGAAGCCTTGTTGGTGACGGCTCGGATCATGCGCAAGCCGCTGCGGAACGCTCAAGCGGTGCTCGGGGCGGCGCGGGATCTCGGGACGTACTGTATCAGCAAGCCAGCGCAGGCGACGACGCTCAGCGGACCGGACGGTGGCGCGGTCCAGGTGACTCACCGGCTGGAATTCATCGAGCCGTAGCGCGTAGAATAGGTCGAATGAGGAAACCTTGACAGTCCAATTCCCCGCCAAGCTCCGGCCGCTATTCACCCCGGCACGCTGGAAGTCTATCCGCGGCGGGCGCGACGGAGGGAAGAGCTGGGGCGTGGCGCGGGCGCTTCTCGAAAAAGGTGCAAGCGGGAAGGAATTTATCGTCTGCTGCCGCGAAACGATGGAGTCTATCAAGGATTCGGTTTACCGGCTGTTAGTGGACCAGATTGAAGCGCTCGGCATGATGGGCCAATGGCACATTGAGAAAGCGCTACTCAGGCACCGCGGAACGGGAACTGAAATCGTCTTCCGCGGGCTGAAAAACCCGGACGCGCTCAAATCGCTGGAAGGCGCGACCATCGTTTGGGTGGAGGAAGCGCAGACCATGAGTTCCGATTCATGGCGTAAGGTGCCGCCGACCGTCCGCCGTGAAGGCTCTGAGATCTGGCTAACGTGGAATCCGTCGCTGGAAACCGATCCAACGTGGCAGAAGACCGTATTGAGGCCACCTGATGCGGGATTCATCGAAATCGTCATTAACTACGACGACAATCCGTGGCGCTCAAAGGTTCTGGACACAGAAAGAGCGCAGATGGAGCGGGAAGACCCCGACGAATTCGCGCACGTCTACTTGGGTCAGCCAAAACGCAACATCACCGGATCCGTCTACGCGGTTCAGTTGCGCTTAGCGGAATCTCAGGGACGTATCGGCCAAGTCCCGCACACTCCCGGCGTTGTGGTTCGATGCGGTTGGGATCTGGGAGATAGCGACATCATGGCCGTCTGGTTTATCCAGTCCATTGCCGGCCAGCATCGCGTTATCGACTACTACGAGGCGCGGCACGAACCGCTGGACCACTACCTAAGCCTCTGTGAGGCAAAGGGTTACCGCTATGGTGAGGACTACTTCCCGTGGGACGCGGCATCGAAGGTACTAACCGGAGCGCTCGAAACCACGATGCACCAGCGGGGCCGGAAGGTCCAGATCCTGCCGCGGGCTTCTCGGGATTCAGGCATCGACAAGGTACGCGAAATGCTTGGGACGTGCTGGTTTGACGCGGACAAGTGCGCGGACGGACTGAACCGCCTGCGGTACTATCGATACGGCGAAACGGCCACCGTGAACCCGCAAACGGGCGACCGGAGCCTAACGCGGGAACCGATCCACGACGACAACTCGCACGGGGCGGACGCGCTGCGGTCATTCGCGATGGGATATAAGACCGGGCCGATGGCGCCACCGAAGCCACCGGCGCCGATTCGACCCTATCAACGTGCCTACAGCCCTTTTGGATGATGTGCTGGTTAAACTGTGATATCCTCAACCCAAATGGCACACCCGACACCGAAGAAGAAGCCCATGACGGCGGCGCAGATGCAGGCGGCTGCAAAAGCTAAGGGCAAGGGCGGCGAAAAGGTCAACATCGGCGACCTGATGGAGCGTTGCTAAGGTGATCGTTACCTGCCCAACATGCGGCAATAGCGGCGACTGGTGCCAGAGTTGCGACGGCATCGGGAAGATTGTTGCGCCAGAAGCGCCGGCCGTCGCTGACCGTAGGGCGTGGGCCAGCATAGCGGCTCTGGAAGCAAAACACTCGCATCTGTTCACGCCACACGAGATGCTCGACCTTTCAAAGATGGCGGCGAAGTACGAGCCATCCTCGGACGCGACCGGCTCTATCGAAGACATTCAGCCCAAACCGGGCAAAACGGCACCGGGACCAGTACCTACCCGGAGAAAGAAGTAACCGGCAATGCCATCACTCACCACACAGAATAACGGCGGATCGCTCCAGCAGTCCACGTTAAGCACCATCAACACCCTCGCCTCGGCCTTCCTTCCGACGCAGGGCAATATCTTCTTCGTCAACCCGCGAACAGGCGATGACGTGAGCGGAAACGGCACGCGGGAAAACCCGTATCGCTCGGTTCCGGCTGCGTTCTCAAAGTGCGTAGCGGGCCAGAACGACACCATCATGCTTTGCGCTTCCGGCAACGCGGCGGCGGAAACCACGGACTACCAGACGACTTCGCTCCTGTGGAACAAGGATCTGGTCCACCTGATCGGCGTCAACGACGGGCCGATTTACAGCCAGCGTTCACGAATCGCGTTTGCTTCGACCTACGCGACGGCTGCGGCGCTCATAAACGTCAGCGCCAACGGTTGCGCGTTTCGCAACATCGAGTTTTTCATGGGCGTTGCTTCTGCGCTGCCTCTCGGCTGCATGGTCGTTTCTGGTCAGCGCAACGTTTTCGAGAACTGCCACATTGCGGGCTTCGGCAACGCGGCCAACGACATCGTGGGCGGTTACTCGCTCTCGCTGGCAGGCGCGGCTGAGAACCTGTTTCAGGATTGCACCATCGGTCTGAACACGGTCACCCTCGGGGCGGCTGCAAACTCTCAGATCGTCTGCTCGGCTGCGGCGACCCGGAACTGGTTCCGTAATTGCCGGGTGACAACCTACACCAACAGCGCGACGAACAACGTGTTCCTGCGTGCTCCGGCTGCTTCGCTGGACCGCGAACTCGTGTTCGAGGATACGCAGTTCGTCAACCCGATTGATTCCAGTTCGACCAACCTCACCCAGGCTTTCGTGGTCGTCAGCAATGGCGGAACGGTCCTGCTCGTGGGCGCGAAAACTGGCGTGTTCGGGGCAACCGACTGGAACGCGACCGACTCCGGCAACGTGACGGCCATCAGCGGCAGCGTTACGGCTGGCACCTACGGCCTCGCTGTTGACGTGACGCGGTAATGAGTAAGCCCTGCGCGGCCAAATGCGGGCGGCAGGTATC